TAGGCGTTGCTTCAAGTTTGGCCTCATCGCCGTCTTCTGCTCCGTCAGCATTATACTGGTTATGCGCTCCAGCCTTTTTATAATAATCTGAGTTTGGTCCGTACTCACGCTTTTTCCTTTCAAGTGTTATGTTAAGTTTGCTGGTGATACGGTGTATCGTTGAGCGAGACACATTTAGCAAATCGGCTACGTCAGCCTGTGACATGCCTTGATCGGCGCAGGCAAGGACGTGGCGAGTAAGGGCTTCGGGGTCGTATTTCATTGGTATTCCTCCAAGGGGTCAATCTGGCCTATGCCGTTGCAAACGTCGCAATCTTCAACGTGACTTCCAAAGTCGCCGTGCCAGGTTGCGCTCTGGCGCACCCACACATCCCGCTCGACTTGGCCTTCGCCGTCGCACTCGGGGCAATCAATCCAATCTTCCATGTCTTTCCTCCTTATACGTTTTTACATTTGCCTTCGTTATCAGTGAACCACACATGACCGTCGTTCAAAACCATGTGACCAGCTCCAACAAGAGCATCCACAGCTTGCTTATAGACTTGGCTCTTGTTGGATGCGGTTGTGACTTTGCCCATGAAGTGATCTTTCAGCGTTTCCTCAGAGATAACCCAATACGTTCTCGGCTCTGGCCAACCAACCCCTCCGGGGTTTGGCTGACCAACGCCTTCACCACGCAACTGCGTAAACACCTTGCGAATTAGGACTTGGTTCTTGCCCTTGATGCGTGGCTTGTTGGCCTCTTCAATCTCGCTCTCTGTGGCCTGCAAGACTGTGCATGTGGTCACACTATCGCCATCTTCATCTTGCCCAAGGTCAACCACGTTTAGCTTAAACTGAAACGTCGCGCCTGTTTCCATGTCACGTTGCTTTGTGGCCCTAGCAATGCGCAGGCCCGTGTTCTCATCGTGGTCAAGCTCAATTTCAGTGTCAGTCGCAGCGCGCAGGCTTGAGTGGCCACGCGCACCAGCGGCTTTATCCTTGCCGGAGTGGTGAACCACATCCAAGTGGGCGCTTGTTATCTCACGCAGCTTATCGCAGTTGCCAATAAACTTTGTCATATCCTCCGGCGAGTTTTCATTACCGCCAGCCATTGATCGGCTCAACGTGTCAACGAATATGCACTTAACTTGACCATGCTTCTTTGACACCTCACGGCACAGCTTTTCAAGCACAGCCATGTCAACCTCGCCATCAAGCAAATTGACAGGGGCTGGACGCACCGCCAGCTTGACGTTCTTATGCTCGGGATACTTTGCCTTCAGCGCAACAACGCGGTTGTGAAATGCCATGCCGCCCTCTGTGGCAAGGTATAAGACTGATCCGCCAATAACCTTGTGGCCATTCCATTGCTCGCCGCATGCAATGTGCCATGCAAGGTCAAGGGCGAAGAATGACTTGCCCACATTGGACGGGCCGTAGATCACAGACATCTGACCCTCGCCAAGCCAGCCCTTCACAAGATAGTTTCGGCTGAGTTGCGGTATCGCGTCTTCCGGCATGAAAATCTGATCCATGACGCTCTGCACGGTCAATGCCTTCTTTGCCGCTGCCGGGCCTTGGTTTACCCAAACGTCGGAGTAATCCCAACCCTCGTTATCTGGCAAGATGTACTCAACGCCAAGCTCAGAGAATGCACGCTCGCACTCCTTACGCCCCGCATCGTCGTTGTCGCCTGCAATAACAAGCTCGGCTTCCGGCTTGGCTTGTTGCAGGTTGTCAATCACGGCCAGAATGTTCCCTGCATTTAGAGCGAACACGCATGGCTTGCCTGTAGCCTCATGCACAGTCGCGGCTGTTGCCCAGCCCTCTGCAACATATGCAAAGTCTCGAATGGGTCCACCTATGACGCTAAAGTTGCCAATCACGGGTAACTGATAGGAAAACTTTTTCTTGCCGTCAGCGTCAATGAATTGAGCGCCAACGCGCCTGCCGCGCACGTCAATGATTGGGATGGTCAGTGTATCGCCATCCACCTTGGCGTTGTGCAGCTTAATCTTTTTCTTTTCGAGATACGGGTGGTCACTCATAGCGTCACGCTCTGGCCAGTCAATGTCAACTCTTGCCACCTCCAATTTTGGCGCATGTCCAGGCTGTGGCCACAATGACATATCGCGCAGTCTATCTTTAATTGATTTGTAATCGTTGCACTTGCGGCAGTTAACCATAACCTCGCCGTGGAACTCTTTGATCCAAAACCTATCTGTGCCAGCGCATGATGGGCATGGGCCGTGATACTCGCCCTGCGCAGTCTTTTTTAGCTCAAGATTGCGTATGATGCTGTGACCAAACTCGCTCCAAAGAGCGGCTGGAAACTTGCTTTCACGGCTAAGGTCGGCTACCATTTCATCATACTCCAAGCAGGGGGGTGTTCTAGTATCTATCGTATAGCCCGACACTTTTGTGCCGGGCTATACTTTTATTTAGAATGGGATTTCGTCATCCAGGCCAGCATGTGCATCTGGTGATGGCGTAGAGGCTGGCATAGCGAACGGGTCATTTGCCATTGGCACACCGTTCTCTGGCGCTTTTGCAGTTGCAGTAAACCCGCCAGACACAGAGTCAAACGGATCATCCGAACCCTGCATCTCTGCAAGGTCCAAGACCTGCACAGCGCGCAAGCGCAGTGACACGCCGTTTAAGCTACCTGTATTGTACGGCACAACAACGACTGCGACATTGATCTTGCTTCCGCTTGTCAGCATGAAATCGTCCGGCAGCTTGTTGCGCTGAGCGTCAACTTGCTTTGGCGGCTGCGTCTTGTCACCACCGTAAGCGCCTTTCAGCTTACACTTGCCGATAACTTCACCGTCATCGTTGCGCTTGTATGGAAGCATTGATGGCTTCTCTGGCCATTTGCGCTTTGTGTCCAACGCCGCAGCGTTAGAATATGCTTCCATGCAGATGCGATGCAGCTCTTTTGCCTTCTCATCGGACATTACAAAGCTCATCTCATATGCTGCACCGTCGTCAAACGCATCGCACTTCACCGATTTGTTCTCGTAAGTATCGAATTTATAAGTGGAATTTAGCCTTGGGTAACGCGCGGTGACTTCTGTAATCATGTGTTGCATTGTGCAACTCCTCTCAATGTTGTGCAGCACCCCTGCACTGGGATAAGTTAAAACGCCTCTTCACTGTCCATCCATGCGGGCAAGTGAATTGTGTTTAAGTCTGGCCAATTTGTGCCGTATTCCTCTGTTGCAACCGCCTGCTTTATGTCAACCAGAGCCGCAAGCATACGGTTGTGAGCGTGGCGCAGGTACATCTCAGAAAGCTCATGGCACGCAGTCACATGGGGCGCGTCCTTTTCGATGCACAGAAAAATAAAATTCTCAACGCGAATGCCGTTCAGCTTGAGGACGTGCATGTAGAACGCAGCTTGCAAGTCATAACCGAACTGACGAACAGAGCGCTCAAAGCCTCTGGGTGACGCATCCTGTGTTGTCTTAATATCTAGCACTATGCCAGCCTTACGCAAAAGACCATCTGGGCGTGTCTTTAGGTCAATGTCAATGTCTGGGTCAGTGGCGAAGAATGAAGCCTCGGCCAGCATGTCAGGGTTTGTCAGCAAATGATTTGCCATGCGGTTTTGTAGGCAGGCGTCAGCCATATTGTTTGCCAGAGTGTAGTCAGCCTCGGTCAATAGTATCTTGCCGGACGCATCGCACTCCTCTTTTAGATCAGACCACGCCTTGCCGCGCCGTGTCTCAGGCCCGCGCACGGTCAAGTCTTTCTCCGGCTCAAGCAGCATAGCATGTACTGCGCTGCCCAATGCAAAGGCCGGGCTATCCTTGCGCTCTGCGCCAAACAGATGTGCGATGCTTTTGTTTGCTGCGGTCTTAACTGAAGTTGAGCCAAACGCATGATGCGCGTGATACTCTTCGTTTGTCATGTCTTCTGATTTGATAATTGTCATGTTTTCCTCCATTTCCTCATTGTTCGCATATATGTTTTACATATGCAATAATAAATCACACCACCTCAATAAAAACTTTTGCCGTTGCTGCCCACAATATAATCGTTGGCCGTTGCTGGCCCACGCGATTAAACACGTCTGCCCTTGCAATCTTGTCAGCATCAAATAGGCGCATTGCCGCGTTGCCTGCTGCCTTGTGGTCAATCTCGAAATAATCCGCAAGCTCTGCCGTGGTGTGATAACCGCCAGCGCTAATAATAAAGTTCGCTATATCTGCGTCCAGCGCTTCTTGATTTAATGTTTGCGATTTATCCAGAGAGACTTTTTCGCAAACTTTTTCGTCAGGCGCTTCTGATATGCCCTCGTACCATT